ATTACGTACATGATTTCAAAGATGGATTGATTGAGAAACTTATGGGCTATACAGGTAAAAGACCTGGAGTTTATAAAATAGAAGCTCTTACAGATTGTACAGCTGAAAAATGTGTATCAGATATAATATCATTTGCATCATTATTAAAGATGTATGGAGAGAAGAATGCTTATCATGATGTATGTAACTTAGCTGATGCATTATCTGGTGAGGCAGCCAAAACTAAATACCTATTGACATTGTCATAATGCAAATAGAGAAGAAATTCTTTCCCAAAATAATGGCTGATAATGATGCAATATATTTTTCGCATCTAGAGGGCATTATAGATTCAGTTGATGAACTATCTAGTATGGAAGTTGTAAAACATCCTAAGCACTATTCATTCAGGATAGCACCTTCTCTACCTAAGTATACAAACATGTTAATAGAAGAACTATTTAAGTTTCATAATCTGTTTCAGATTAAATTAAATATGTCTAAGAGTATTAAAACAAATGCCATAATTTCTTTTGAAATAACAATGGGATAATTTAAATTTGTACAAACCAAACAATTAAAATCATGCAAATAGTTAGAGACGAGAATGAAACCTCAGCAACTGAAGTACCTCAGTACGATCCTAGAAAGAAATACACTTGGACACCAGACACGCAGTTTACACTTTCTGGAAACGATTTTGGTATATTATTAAACTCTTTACGCCAAATTGTTTCTACAAAAGAAGCACAAATTATCTTAAGAGCAGCTGATGCAGCTGATGTTATAGAGAATATAATGGCACAAAGTGTAGCAACTGGAAATGTTATAGAACACCCAGAACAATAATGAACATTAAAGAATTCGATATGGGCAAGTACATCTTACTGATTGGTAAGGATGCTACTGACATATTCAAATACTATAAGGTTAAAGAGATGCATGGGCTTAATCTAAAAGATGCCCAAGCAGAAGAGGTTGATAAGACTAAGGGTAATGGTGTATACATCTATGGATTGACAAACTACGATCCTGCAGATAAAAAGCTAGTAGCTAAAGATCCTTATAAACCTTTTCTTTTCTTAAACATGGGCACTTTTAAAAGATATAGTGCTGATGAACAGAAGACAGCGATAATGCATGAAACTATGCACATGGCCCTTCTTCTTTATAAATGGGACGCTGAGAAAAAATCAGAAGAAATAGTAACAATGGCTGAAGATGAGGCTAATAAAATCATCAAAAAACTCAAAGGTATTAAAGTTATAAAATAATGGCAACATCAAAGAAATCATTAGGTAGTCTTTCAGGACTAAAGGCTTCTAACAAACGTGTAGGACCTGTAGATCCTAAAGGTGCTTGGACAAAAGTTCAAGAGAGAACATTAGCAGGAGCTAAAGGTAAAGCTACTTTGAAAAAAGATAAAGAACTTGGTGCTACCAAGATGAGTAGCAAGAAGAAGTAACATGATCTTTGAGCCTGCTAACAGAATAGATGTATCTACACCTAAAGGTGATGGAACTATCTGGCTTGTTACAGACTATGGTCATGAGACTGACACTATATATACTATTATCATTAATGCCACAGGGGAGCTCTGGCAATTCGTTCATAAAGATATTAGGGTAAAACCTAACATAACATTTAGAAGGTATGGCAAAGCAATGGATTCAGAAGGCAACAGCCTCGATTAAAAAAAGAGGTACAGAGGGCAAATGCACTCCTATCACTAAGCCTGGTTGCACTGGTAAAGCCAAAGCGTTAGCAAAAACGTTTAAGGCTATGGCTAAAAAACGTAAAGCGAAGTAATGGGATCTATAAAGAAAGCTGGTCCATGGAATCCACAGAAGGCTACAGCCTATGTAGGAAAGGGTGTTCTTAAGAATGGAGGCAACATAACACCTGTACCTAATGGTCATCTTATAAAGAAAGATGGTACATCATTAAAGAATGGTGGTAAGGTTGTTAAAGCTGGTGGTCAAACACATAAAGTGTTTAAGAAAAAGGTTGATAAAGGAATAGGTGATAAAGGAGATATAGTTGTAGATCATACAGCTGGTAGACCAGCAGGTAAGTGGGATAAGATTAACCTCACTGCTAAATCTAGAGCTAAAACTGTTAAACAAGGCGTTGCTTCAGTTAAGAAGTGGCATAAAGATAATCCTGACTATGGCAAAAAGTCCAGCATGGCAAAGATCAGAAGGAAAAAGTAAATCTGGTGGCCTAAACGCAAAAGGTAGGGCGTCCTACAACAGAGCTAACCCAGGTAAGCCTGGTCTTAAAGCTCCACAACCTGAAGGTGGTCCTCGTAAGAAGTCATTCTGTGCTAGGATGTCAGGTATGAAAAAGAAACTAACGTCTGCTAAGACAGCAAACGATCCTAATTCTCGTATCAATAAATCTCTACGTAAGTGGAAGTGTTAACATGGCAAAGAAAGTATTAAAGAAAGCTCAAACGGGCACATCTATGAACAATGCAAAAGCTAGTGCTCTTGAGAGTATTAAAGGTGGTTTTATGGAATCACGAATGAGAGATAAACAACGTGTAGCTGCTGATTCTTTACAAAAAAATATAAATAGTGCTGCAGCAATGCCATCTATGAAACCTTCTGAAATGGCTAACAAAATGAAAAAAGGTGGAATGATTAAACGTGCTGATGGATCTATGTCTAAGCGTGGTTTATGGGACAATATTCGTGCCAACAAAGGAAGTGGAAAGAAGCCAACTTCAGCAATGCTAAAGCAAGAAAAGAAAATAAAAGCTCAAACTAAAAAGAAATAACAATGGCAAAGATGGTAAAAAAAGCCCAAGAAGGCACTGAACTTAGAAAAGGTCAATACAAAAGAGTTGGTAGAATTTCAGAAAAAAATCCTGAAAGAGCTCAGCGAGTAGCTGATCGTATGAATACACGAGCTAGTCGTGTAGAACGTGGTAAAGAAATTGCAAATCCTTCTATAATGACTCAAAATCCTATGTATGACTTAGACAGACGTATGGAAAAGGGAGATATAAGAATGAAATTAAAAGATAAAGAGACAATGAAAATGGGTGGTAAATTAAAACCTGTTGATAAAACTAAAAAACCTGGTTTAGCAAAACTTCCTACAGCTGTAAGAAACAAAATGGGTTTTAAGAAGAATGGTGGTACAATGTCTAAAAAGAAATAATATGAAAACAATGAAAAAAGCACAAGCTGGTGTATCTATACATAAAAAACCTGCTACTAAACCTGCTGTTAAAAAATCAATAGCTCCTGCTCCTAAGCCTGCTCCTAAGAGAAAGACCTATCCTATTATTCCTGATGAAACAACTAGTGATGGTTATTTAAAGCTTGGACCTCGTGAGAAAACTCCTGGTGGTGGTTTTTCTAGAAATGGTTCTAAACTTAAGAAAGCTCAAATGGGTACAGAAATGATGCAATCTCCTATGATGAAAAAAGGTGGTGCTATGAAGAAATGCAAGTATGGCTGCAAGTAAGAAAACAAAACCTGTGCTTAAAATGCACAAACCTGCAAAAGCACCTAAGGTGGCACCTCCTAAACCAGTTGATGGTAATTATATGAGAGAGGCTGATACACCATCACGTCTTAAGAGTAAGATGTGGCCTTTAAAACAAAAAAGACTTTCTAAATAGATTTTTGTTCGTTTCGATTAAATTTGTGATTCATTTTGTTAAGTAAAAAAGGAGACCATTGGCCTCCTTTTTCTTTTATGGTTGTAGTGAGTTATAGACAGATAACACTTTATTAATGTAGTGTTTGTTCTTTGCTTTATTATAACACTTTTCAGCAAATACACCATCTGCATCTCTTCTATGTAAAACAAATCTTTTATTACCTATCACTGAGATATGTACAATAAAGTTATGACTATCTACATAGCTTAACTTTATAATGTTTCCAGACAATCTATGATCGCCATTATTCCAATTCTGATCAAATGATATAAAGTCATTATCTAAATCTTTAACATTTTCCCACAACTCTGGATGCATAGTTGTATCATCATCATTAAAGTATATCCAACCTTCTGTTACTAAATCGATTGCTAAGTTTCTTTGTGCATTTCCACACACGCTGTTTATATCCTTTATACAATAAGCTTCACATTCAGGAATATCAGTTGGAATAGTTTCTGAATCAAATACAACAATCCACCTGTAGTTTTCTTTAGGTATATTGATGCTTTTTGCAACAGCATCTAAAAACTCTGGTCTACTACAAGGGGTAATAATATTTAAGAACATACCTTATCATTTCTATGTAATACTAATAACTTATCGTTATCCCACCCTGGAGAAAACTTTAAGTCATGGTTAGCCATAATAAATGTAGCTGATGAGAAATAGTCTTTAATATGGTCCATGGCTTCTACATATCTGTTTTCATCTTCCTTAAGGAAAATGTCTTCGATAACGATTATACCTCCTGGTTTAACACACTTGTATGCTACATTTAGAAATCTAATCTGATCTTCAAACACATGTGTAGAGTCTTCTATGATTATATCAAAGAAATCATTCTTGTTAAATACGCTCTTAATAGATTCTTCATTGGTAACATCTATATGAATGTATGTAGCATTTCTCAGATTATCACGTATTCCTTTTTGCAATTTATCATCATGATATTCATATCCAAACAAAGCTGCATTAGGAAAGTATTCTCTCCAACATAACATAGAGTTATTATCTAATATACCTACTTCACCTATTGTAATTTCCTTATAACGAAGTTGCGAGAACAATAGGTTATATATAGATGTATAAGCATGTCTATGCAAATGAGATTCATTGTGATAAGGACACTTATCTGTAGGATACTTAACAGCAAGTTTACACAAATCTGTATTAGCATGTGTAGAGTCAATACTTATTCTATTTATTTGCATTGATTCGTTTTTTAAGAAGATCACTATATGGTAATCTCCAATTTGGTTTAATTATAATATCTCCTGTAGGAATCTTTCCTGCTTTTCTTTCTGATTCTACATGTGCAGAATGTCTTTGAATAGCATTTAACTTTCCTGGATGATCTGTACCTTCACCACTCATGTGATAACCTCTTCCTCCCCACATATAGAACCAACTTATCTCTTCGTCTGGAGGACATGCTACAATCATTGGTTTAGCACCTTCTCTATAAATAATTTGGTTAACAAATGTAGTGTCATATCCAGCATTCTCAAGAGGATGCCCTCCTAATTCTTCCCAAATCTTTTTAGTGTAAACTATACCTGAATTACCAAGTCCTGTTAACTCATGTATGTTATCACCATGAAATAATACACCATTACCCCAGAATAAAATTTCTCCATCTTCTGTAAAGTATTTAGCAATATTAGATAAATGATTAGGCATAGCTATATCATCATCATCCCATACAGCAATTAATTCTCCTGAACATTGATGTAATGCAAAATTCTCCTTTTCACCTATGGTGAGAAATGTCTGTTCTAAATTTATTATCTTAATCTCTGGATGATCATAAGATAGTTTTTGTAAAGGATAATCATTAACAATGATTAACTCTTTTTTACCAGCATAATCTTGCTTTAAGAAAGATTCTACAGCTTCTTCTAGAAAGTGTAACCTACCATAGGTGATACATTTACATGATATGAAAGGAAGATTTTCCATTTACCAAACTAGGATTACATCAAATGGAGATACTAATAATTTATTCTCACCATTGATAGGAATCACTGGTGCTTTACCTAAAGATGCTGGATCTACCAATATCTCATCACCCACCTTGATGTCTGTAATAAGATCACCTACAGCATGTACTGTAAGCTTATTAAGTTTCTGCATCATCTCTCTTTCAAGAGCTTCTCTTGTGTTCTCATCTACAATAAGTTTACCTTCATCTTTCTTAGGAAGGTCTAGCAATAATCTATTGCCACGTAGTTTTTTAAAATCTGTCATTAGAATTCAATGTTAGTTAGTTTCTTAAATCTTACAATATCATTACCTTTCAAATGAATATCTGATTGGAAGATGTCACGCTTACGTTGTACACCTATAACTTTATTAGTCTTAGGATTAAGTGTAGGAACCTCTTCAACACGCTCATGAATGTCATCTAGTAAAATTACTAGTTCATCATCAAATGCGATGCTGCGAATTACTTTATTTACATTGAAAGAGTCTGTAAACTCTTTGTCACCCTCTTTACGAGTGTAGAAAAATTGATTTGTCATTGGTTTATTTTGTTTAAAAGTTCAATACGTCTCTTGTTAACTTCTTCAAATTTATACATACATGATTCTACATCAGTATGCTCATCCAAAGTTAATAAAATAATATTAGATTTATCATACTCTAGTTCAGGATATTTACTCTTAGGAAGGATATGATGAAAGAATGTTGATAATGCTTCACCTCCTAGATAATCTCCACTCACTTCTGAGTAATGCTTGCGTTCTTTCCAGATTTCTAAGAACAAGTTTCTCATTGTCTCTATCTTAGTCTTCTGCACAAACATATCACGCTTAGCTACTATAAGTCCACCTCGTTTAGGAGTGATGGGTTTACGCTTGATGTGACTCAAACATAAACCCTTACTCCATACAGGCTTGCTACAGTTTTCTACAGAGCATAATTTTGCCATCTTGTTTTTCTATCAGTAGATTAAGATAAGTTTGGGCCTTCTTTAAATCTTCCAGCCCATTCTTACGCCTCCATCTTAGTAAATACTTTAGCACATTACCTTCCAGAAAGTCTAACTTATATTCGTTAGCTATATCGATTACATCAAATGCATATCCTTTGTAATGATCTGGATGTACTAGTCTACTTCCTTCTAATCTTTCCTCAATTTCCTGTTGATCCATGTCCATCTGTTCCTCTTTCTGTTTCTGATAGTTCATCTACTTCTGTATATTTAACCAATGGTACTGGTATGATTACCAGCTGAGCAATACGATCACCTATTTCATATGCATCATAAGGTGTGTCAAATACTTCACCATTCAAATCTTCTAAAGTCTCAGCTATTTCAAGTTCTTGAGCTACTATATGACCCATTCTAAGATTAAATGTAACCATGATTTCTCCTCTATATCCAGAGTCTATTACACCAACTGAATTACTTAAGCTAAGATCTGTATTACGTATAGAAGAACGTGGGAAAATTAATCCAACCATTCCTTCAGGTATCTCTACAGCTAACCCTGTACCATATACTATTTGATGTTCTCTAGAGAAATCAATTGATGTAGCTACAAGATCTGCACCTGCATCTCCTGGCTTTCCAAACTTAGGCTTCTTTGCCTCTGGCACTAATTTTTTAAATAAGACTTTCATGTTCTTCTATTTTAATTGTTTCTTGATTAGATAATTTATTAATAATTTCTTCCTTTAATGAATCAAAGAACTCAGGATTATCTGTAAGTAGTTGTGTGAATTCATCAAGGTCATACTTAGTTTCATTGTGTGTGATTGTCTTACCATACTTACGTAGGATTCCAAACTCACTAGCCATGTCCATAATCTCTAACATGCGATCAATACCTATGCCAAATACAATCTCAAACTCTACACCTTTGAATGGAGGAGCCATCTTGTTCTTGATAGTTTTAATCTTAGTTAGATTACCATAAGCTTCTGTACCTTCCTTAGCAAGAGTCTTACTAACTTCTACACGTACATCACTATAGAACTTTAATGCATGGCCACCTTGAGTTGTTCTAGGATCACCAAACATAACACCAATCTTCTCACGATATTGACTTACGACAATAACACAAGTTTGATGTTTAGATAAGATGCCCTTTAGCTTAGGATAGACATCGCTGTTAAGCTTAGCCTTTCTACCAATAGAACTATCACCCACCTCACCATCTAATACTTTCTTAGGGATTAAAGATGAATCTGAGTCAATGATAACAAGATCAATCTCACCACTGTTAATCATATCCATAGCAATTTGAAATCCCTCCTCGCCACAAGTTGGCTGAGCAATCAACATACTAGATATGTCTACACCTAATGATGCAAAATAGTTAGGATCAACAGCATGCTCGCCATCGATATATAACACCTTACCACCATTAGCTTGACAGTTAGCCACAGCATGGCCACAGATAGTAGATTTACCTGAACCCTCCCAGCCTACAAGTTCATAAAGTTTCCCTTTAACGAAACCTCCTACACCTAGAGCGATGTAGTCAAATGCGATTGATCCTGTCGAAATAAGATCATAAT